TTAAAGATGCCTTTGCTGAAACGGGTGATAAGTATTATTACGAACAGGCTAACAACTGGATTAACCACATAGCTGATTTGAAGAATAACTAATTCTCAAAGCACCGAAGGTGAGTAGGTGCTTTTAATTAAAAGGAATTGATATGAAAACCTCCGAGATAGTAAACGAAATAAACGAAACGCTGAAAGACGATTTTATCAGTAAAATAAGCAAATGAGATTATCCGATTGTGTGTGAGAGCATAATCGGGTTTTAAACAGTTCTTTGAATTTAATGAAATTGGAACCCGAATGTTCTAGGACGCCCTGCTTTCCTAGAAGCAAAAGAGACATGAAAGCGGTGTTTAGTTCGGGTTCCTTGAAACTGAGTGAGGTGGCGAAAGCGCATAAAAATAGGTTATTAACCGAATAATCCAGACTACGGGCAATGCGATAAGTAAACGCTATAACGGGTAGATGGATAAGACCCATGTGGACACTCCTAAATGGATTAAAGCATCGAAGCAACAAACCATCTTACAGGTATCGAATCCTGTCCTCACTCAACATTTTAAGGAAGCGGTGATCTTCAGGCGTATCGGGTTTTGAAAGACGTAACGAAACACACCACTCACTAAGCCCTGAAGCAGTTAGTGAGCCTTATTTTAAACTGGATAATCCAGTAAAACATAAACCAGTTAATTATGTTGTTTCTGGAAGCCGATTCTGCAATGGATGAAGGGGGAGCATATCCCTCAATCGGCTCAATTAATTTTAACTAAATATAGAATAATGAGTATTAAAGAAATTTCAATATGGGATATGCCAAACATGTATTCAAAACCTGATGGTTACGAATATAAAGCAGTTCCCGAATCTACATCTGAAAACATTGCCGTTTTAATAGAAAAGATAAATGAGCTTGTAACAGAGATAAATAAACTTAAAGGAGTTTCGGAATGAGTAAATTTAAAGTAGCTGATAAGTTTGGCGTTGATATTAAAAATCTAAGGATAAAAGAATAATGGAAACTCTTGATATTAAACTAGAGATTGCAGGTAAGGAAAAAGAATGCAAAGTAGATTTCGACAGGCAGGGTAATAAACTCTTTGTAATGGGCGCAATGGCTAAAATTGGTACAGCATACACCCCGATTGACTTAGACACTATGCAGAAGTATAAGGCTATGAAACAAGCTAAATCTATATTAGGCATAGAATGATTTACTTAATATTAATACTAATGCTTTTGTATGGATGGAAGAACTTCACGAACGCTAGGAGATATATCAGAAAGCAGTCCTTTGGATTGCCTGATGGAAATGATGAATCAATATCAGATACACGGAGTGAAGCGATTTACTATTCTGATTTCTACAAATAGGAAACAGTTTATCAGGATGTTACGAGAAAATAAAAATGTAATAAGTTACGAAGGTAAAACACCAATAATAGTGAGGATGAAGTGAGCGAACATCAAATTATATCCTACTTAATGATTGTAGCATATTTGGCTTTGATTATAATCGGGGTTATTATATTGGAGAGGAAGAAGTGAACACTTTCTTAAAAAGAAAACAAACCAAAGGAAAGAACACCGTAAACATAAGTAAAGAAACAAAAGAAAAAAGCCCCTATGAAAAAAGAATATTCCTGCCATATACGTTTTAAGATACACGGCTCTTTACCTGATCGAACATAATTTTGTTATGAACGTGCCAAGCTGTTTCTCATGCTTGCACATATAAAATACATAATATTAAAGTAGCAATCAATATTAATTATACATATATTAAATAAAGATGGATAGCAAACAACTTACATTGAAGCAATTAGAGTTTTTAAACTACATAAAAGATTATAAATCTGATAAGGGCGTTTTTCCTACTTATATTGTAATACAAGAAGCGTTTGGTTTTAGGTCGCCTCACAGCGTAACACAGAACATTAAAGCGCTAATTAAAAAAGGTTATCTTACAAAAAAGGAGGGGGCTTACAAGCTGACTAAAAAGAGAATATGATAACATCTGATTTCATAGAGACTATTAACGACCTTGATATGAGTTTTGGATCAAAGCTAATTTATATTTGGCTTTATTCTAAGTTTGAATACAAAGGTTTTAAGTTGTCGGATATATTAGATCAGTTTGATATTTGTGAAAGGCAAGGATTAAGAAGGTTAGCAGAAATGCGAACGTGTGTAGAAATTGAAAAGAAGAATAACAGATACTATTTAAAATGAAGCAACGCCTTGAATTTGATTTTGTAACACCAACTTTAAATGGAAAAAACGGATTGATCCGTGAACACTTCCATGCTAAGAAAAAGCGACAAACAGCCATAAAATGGGCTATAATATCGGAGAAACCCAACAAGCATAAAGGTAAGGTTATTATCACTTATACACGGGCAAGCGTGGTAGCTCCTGACTGGGATAATTTATGTGCAAGTTTCAAGCATTGGGGAGACGGATTAGTTAGTTCAGGAGTTATAAAAGATGATAAGCCTTCTATAATAGTTGAGTTTAAACCCCGATGGGAAAAAGCAAAAAACAATAAATCAGTTTACACTATAATTGAAATTGAGGATGTAGAATGATGTTTCCTAAACCACCCGTAATAAAATCAGAATCAATAACTCGAAGCGCTCACGGGGAGCTATGCGCATTCAGGATTGAAAACGTATGCAACCATAGGCAAGCAAGTACGGTATTTTGCCACGCTCCAAGCTCTTTAAAGGGAATGGGAACTAAAAGCCCTGATTTTTGGGGCGCTTATGGCTGTGATGATTGCCACAAACACGCTGATTCGGGCAAGGTTTCTTATCAGGATTGGATGCGAGCAATATTTGAAACTCAAATTAAGTTAATTGAAAAGGGGTTAATTCAGATTAAGAAATGAACAGAATAAAAGCCTTTAAGCTAACAATAGCATTGATTATAACGATAGGGACTGGAATAGTGATTTTAGTTGTATTATAACGGTTGTGTGTATGATTTCGTTGCGACAAAAAGAATAAATATTAATTAATAAACAATAAATTATGAGTAAACAATTAGATTCCAAAAATGCAGAAAATATCAATGAATTATCCACGTTGTTATGTGCAGGCTTTCCAGCAGTTGGCAAAAGTTACCTTTACAACCATTCTAAGCTAAAAGTTTTAGATAGTGATAGTAGTAAGTTTGATAAAGCTTTTTTTCCTAAAAATTACATAGACCATATTAAGGCAAATTTGGGTAAAGTAGATATTATACTTATAAGTAGCCACGAAGTTGTAAGGGATGCACTTGTTAAAGAAGGTTTTCACTTTACTCTTGTTTACCCAAATATTGACTTGAAACAAGAGTTTATAGAAAGGTATAAACAACGAGGAAGCAATGAAAGTTTTATTAAACTGGTAAGTGATAACTGGACTGAATGGATAACACAATTGCAAAATCAGATTGGTTGTAAAAAGATTGAATTAAGCACAGGACAATATTTAAAAGACGTTATAGCTTGCACATAACATAGTATATGCTCAATACGCATATTCTTAAATATTCAGAATAAGATGAATAATACTATTTAATTAGTATCAAAAAATCTGAACTAACGATGAAAATTCAATAAAAATGAAACAATGGAAGGGAAAAAGGGTTGATAGTACCGCACTCAAACCAGCAACCCCGAAAAACACGGTGAAAGTCCAGCTGTTAGGGGTGCTTATCCATTAACTAAAAATGAAACCAATGGAAGATAAATTAACACACTTTAAGAAGTCAGAGTTTAATCGTAACGGTAGGAATTGGTTCGATGATATGTGCCCTTCACTATTAGTGAGATTGGATGTCCTGCGTAATATATGGAACGCACCGATTATAATAAGCCCACACAAAGATGCAATAGGTAGGGAAGATGATAGCAACTCGCAACACAACATAAATAAATGGGGTGAAGTGAAGGCAATAGATGTTTTTTTTGAAGCTCATACGCTTAACGCCTATGCTAATGCTTATGACTTTTTCTCAATAGCAAAAAAGGTAAACTTCTCAGGAATTGGAATTTACCCCGATACCACGTACAACTTCAAGCGTAGAACTATGTTTCATCTTGACACAGGAAATAGAAAAGCAACTTGGAGCCGTATAAACGGAGTGTATCGTCCTTTTGATGAAGGATTAGAGTTCTTATCTAATATATAAGACTAACTATCGGAGTTGATTTAACCCCTGCTACATACACAGGTTCCGAGTAATCGGATTCATCTGTTGAGTTAGCTATCTTAATAGCGTATATGTAGTTCTTAGCTTCATCAACGGTATCTGTAAGTACTCCATCGGTTGCAGTCGCTACTTGTACCCATTCATCGTTAGTTCGTAGCTTACGGAAGAGTTTTTGACTAGTTCCCAGTTCATTAGCTGTAACTGTTACAGTCGTTCCAACTCGTACGGCTGTCGGTTGTGTGGGGTCGGGAACTATCGGGTCTTCGGGTCTTCGGGTTCGGGGTCAGGCTCTACGGGTTCAGGTGGTGCTGGTTCGGGATTGTCATAACTTACACCGAAATAGTTTTCTAAAATAGCCTGTGTAAGTGTTAGCGTTTCTTTACTAAAAATCTCTGCATCTGATTCTACATCATCAACTACTGCAACGGCTTTGAATACGTGTTCGCCTTCATCGTCTTGGTCAAATGTGTAAGTAAAATCTTCAAATAAAGCTCGGTATGTTACCCTTGTATCGTATGGAGCGTATGTAGTGGCTGAAAGTGTGTTCTCGGTTCCGTTACCATCCCATAAAAGTTGGTCGTCCATATAAATACGAACACTATCAATCGTTTGCCCTTCAAATAAAGTGTACTCTGAATAGGTTGAACTTGCATAACCTATAAAACTAAAGTTGTTTACAGGCTCAATGTCGTAGCTCTCGGGAACGGTTAAACTAGATGGTACTTTACCAAATCCATCTGTTTGAGTCCAAGTGTCGTTTAAATTGCTTCTAAAGGCTTGGCGAACCTGAGTGTTAGTAAGTCCTGCATCAACTAGTGAACAAGCTTTCCCTGCGATTGAAGGCACTACATAAGAAGGAGTTAATTGTCTTGATGATTGTAATAAAGTAGCTTTATCGAAGCATTCAATTCTACTGCTATCGCTTGATATCGTGTTTGATGTTTCACCTACTCCACAATAAATGATGTTATTCTTTTTTCTAGCCGAACCACCAACTAAAGGCATAAACAAAACTCTATCTTCAATACTTACTATTGCCTCTAAAACAGATGCAATCCCTTCAAGGTAGTAAGAGCATATAATGATGTCGTATTGTGAGTTGTTGGATATGTAGTTTCTAAATCCATCTAATTCAGTATAGGTTATTTGACCACCCATTTCTAAAGTAGCAACTACATACTGATTGTCAATTAAATCAGGATTTTCCGTACCCATAATGATATCAGCATCCCATCCGCTAGGAGCGTAGGTAAGAAATGAATCACGAACTATTAATTCATGATTCAAAGTGTCTGATATCCCTATAATGAGTGCGTTAGGCATTATGACCTGATTACATCAATATACACGTAAATAACCTTTGGAGAACCGTATATGACAGTACCTGCATGATTAGAAGGGTCTGTGAACTCTATTCTTAATTTTGTAGAAGAATGAATTATAGGAAGACCATTAGGGAAAGATAATCCATTGGCTATTGTATTTCCATACCTGATAGATATATTTGAAAAATCGCTATAAAGAGCGTCATCAAAATCAATTCTGTACCTATCAGGTCCCGACGTGTACGAAAGCGTATAAGTTCCTATACCGTTTTTGATTTCGGATATAGAAATGGATGTTGATGGATTAAATGTTACAACCCCTATAAAAGCCGTTTCAATTCCTGAAACCAAAACAGGCTCATTACTAGAATTACCCACATAAGTAACCCCGTCAACTACGGCAAATTCTCCCTCTCTTAATGTTGAAGGTACTGCATCTTTTTTATATGATAATCCCATTTTAATTCACCAAGTCTATTTTTAAATTTTCGTTGTCTATGTTATAGAGTAAATCGTCATTGTTTAAATTTCCGCCTACAAATACAAAATCTTCCCAAGCATCGAACGGGCTTTCAAAGAATATCCCTTCTGCTCTTAATGCTAAAATATCACTCGTTCCTAATCCGATAGGGTCTCCGCTTGCATCTAAATAAGCCTTAATAGTCGCTTTACTCCAATCATCGGCTATCCTTGCCCTAGCTGCGGTAATGGCTAAGTCTATATCATCGTATTTAGTACCTGAATTTCCGCTGTAACGCCCATCAACTAAGATAACACCGTTAGGCTCTACTACTACCGCACTCGCTTGTCCTGTAACCGTTGTAGCTGTCGTATCAATGTTTACCGTGAACTCCGAGCCTGTACTACTTCCGCTTTTGTTCTCGTTGATAATCAGAACGTCTAAAGATACCCACGTGTTTTTTACAGTACCACTCGTAAAGTAAACTACCATATCATACTTTCGGACAGCTATATCCATTGTCGTAGCACTTGCAACCCCTGAAATCTTATTATTACCACCACCCGAGATTGTTAAGTCTCCATCAGATACAGAGTGTTCAAATACAGTCGTATCTCTGTTCTTAAATTCAACGACAATATCATCGAATGTAGTTAGGTTTAAATCTACATCATCTTCCGTAAACGTGAAGCTGTACGCTAATGTATCACCTTGCCAAAACCTAGCATCGTCTCTAAATGGTTTGTAATTGCTCATAACTAAATATAATGAATTTTCATAACTTTATCTAAATTACTTAGGTATAGAACTCGTTATCGTTTCCTTATCTTCTTTTGTTAGGCAATGTTTTCTTGCCCTTGTTAGAGAACCGCAGTTTTTACAACGATACGCTTCATACAAATTAACCGTTGTTGCATACGTTCCGCATTTATCTAAATCAGTCGAAGCACACGAAGGGCACATATTAGATTCTTCTTCAATGTAAAGCCCTAAATTTGGATGAGGTTGAATGTATGGTCTTAAATAAAGATATACATCTTCCAATACTCTTATATCTTGGTCGCAATACCCTTGCATTTTATCCAAAGCGGACTTATCACCGTTTAAGCAATCAACCCACATCTTAAAATTAGTGTCTTGTTTCTTTTGAGTTAACCCAAAGTATTCAGCTATATAAGAAAGCCTGTAATAGCTTAAATTTAACCGCTTACGGGCGCTCTTGTATGTATCTATGCTAGAGTATGGAGATGGTAGGTTCATTTTGTGTTTAGCAAACCTCGCATTCATTTTACGAATATCGAAATTGTCTCCATTGTGAGCTATTACTATATCCGCTTCATTGAGTAACTTCCATAATTCGCCAACAACCCTTTTGTCGTCTTTCTCTAAAGCCTCTTCTTCTGTAACTGAACAGTTTATTATTTCATCATCAAATAACCACTTAGCACTCCAACAAATAACAAACCAATCTGATATAACTTTATCAGGGGTTATGTATCTTGTTTTTGCTTGCCATGAATAAGTAACCATTGGCGAAGATTCAATGTCAAAAACCAATATCTTTGCAGGCTCGGTTCTACCCTTACCCCTTCCCCATCTTTGTAAAGCTTGCCTTATTGATCGTGGTAGAAAGTTTTTATCAGGCGTTTTCATTCCTAATACTTCAGCTATCTCAGAAGATGACAGCCCTCTACTATCCAATGATAAGATTAACTCTTTGTGGTTATCGTAGTTAATCATTTATCTTTCTTCTCTGAAAGGCATTGATTGTAAGCTCTTAAAATGCTCTGTATTTGCCTATGTTCAGGATCAGATAATTTAAGACTGCCTAAATCCTGTGATAGCAATTCAAGCAATCCTTGCTTATCTACGTTCTGAATTAGTTCCTTCCCTTTTTCTGATATCATGGTTTATTCTGGACTAGTTGTTATGTAAACATCACCTCTTAAATTGGTTCTGTTCGTTGCTGTGTCAAATTCATCACCTGAATTAATTTCTACATCTGCATATCTAATTACTTCAATCGAATAAATGTCGCCATCGGTTAAAGCGCTTATGTCTATATCTTCATCAAACTCGGAATGTGTTGAGCCTGTAACCGTGTAAGTACTAGTACTTTGTGTTACCCCTGCAACCGTTTTAATTACAACCTGAACTTCATTCGTATATAAAGCCGTTGAAGAACTCGTTCTCGCATATTCTGCAAAGAAATTCACATTTATGTTATCAAGTCCAAACTGCTTTCTAAACCTACTAACGATTGCAACTCTGCTGTCTGAGTCGCTGTTTCCAACGCCCGATGTTTGAGCTAAACAAGTCCATTCGCTATTCTGTGGGTCTGAGGCTTCCGCTGTGTCCGAACCATAGTCCGCAACTTGCATAGGAGAGTAAATAATTTTACCCATTCCGTTATAAACAATCTTTCCGTTGTTAAGCACAAAGAACTTAGTATTTGCATTCGTAACACTTGCGCCATCGGTTTGATTAGAACCACCCCAAAGCCAAGCCTCATCACTTGCATTACCTGATTGCATTCCTATAATTGCCGAACCCGTACCTGCGGAAAGTGCATAGTTATCAAGCTTCAAACTAGCCTGTGAATCAGTAAGTAAAAAATGGTTTCCTGATAATGTAGAATCTCCAACGCCTATTCCAATTTCATCGCCTGTAACCCCAAATACTCCGTCCATACCTCCCCAAACCATACGAAGGTCGCCATCATCGTCCACATCAATCACGTTATCAAATACGCTTACTCTTGGAACCGTAACACCCGAGATATCGAATTTAATATAATGGTCTCTATCTGCATCTGTCGGATTACCCTGTACAAATATATCATCGCCAACTTCTATACTCCCAACATCGTCTCCCGTTGTCCACGTAATTCCTGAAGTGGTTAGTTCGATATCATTAGTAGCTATGTTATCAACTCTTCTATAAATGTTCTTTACTATCGTTCCAAACGTAGTTCCCGACCTTACTTGAATGTGAACAATATCATCTAATCCGACAGGTACTATTTCGGTTCCATTTTCATCTTCAAATGTTATTGTCTCACTTCCTGCGCTTCCTGATACACTAGCAACTTTACCACCACCGACAGTCATTAAGTTATCAAACTGAACTTTGGTAACATCTACTATAAACTCTCTAGCAAAAAGCCCACCCTCAATAAATAGATTGCTTTCAAAAGTAGCATTACCGCCAAATGTTGAAGTAGTCGTAACACCCAACGAATTAAGAGTACCAAGCCCTGATGCAGTTAACGCACCATGAACGCTTAATTTAGCAGAACCTAGCTGAGAAGCGCCACCAACCGCTAACTCTCCACCCGTTGCACACAAATAAGAAGTCCCCGTGTCGCTTCTTAATAAAACGTCAATAGACCCACTTTCGTATAATGACAATGAGGATGCCTGTGTATCTCCGGCATCTCTTATAACAACCGCCCTATCTACGGATACTGTACCACCAAATGTACCCGTTCCTGCCGTTAATGCATTACTTCCTATATTTAAGTTTACTGTTGATGTTATTACGTCTTTAGCTATCCTAAATCGCTCATTGGTTCCATCACTCCCCCTTATCTTGAAGATTAAATCCCAAAGA